GGTTCAGCTTCCGCATCGGATTCCGTTTCCGATTCTTCCTGTGAAAGAACGTGTTCAGTGTCCCCTGCTTCCTCGGTCGATTCCTCAACCGGCTCAGCTTCCCCCACCGCATCGCCACTCGGCGATGTCTCCTCGGATCCTTCTTCTTCAAAATTCCCAACCAACATTTTGGTCAGGTCCAATTCTTCCAAAGGACCGTCTAGTCCCACTAGTCCGGTATCTTTAGGGAGGCTTTCCGTTGCCTCGACTAATTCTTCAGCCATGCTTATTCCTGCAAGTTAGGATTATTCCGGTTCACAAAAAAAACCGTATGTCAATTGACGCACGGTTTTGAAATCTCTCAATCAGGAGTGGAACGGTTGTCCACATCCGGAACGGAGTGGAATAATTACGCTTTTAGCGAAGGCGGTTTTCTGTAGTTGTTTAACGTTGCAAGAACATCGCGCATGGCTTGCGCGTAACCGGATCGCCATTGACGGTCGTCCGGCAGGATCCCATCCGCCAACGCGCATTCGGTGCTGTTATCGATGGCTTCGCTCAGCAATTGGCGAATAGCCTGCCATGCAGTGCTGGTGTCATCCAGTCCCTGCAGGATCTGTTTCAGTTCTTCCTCTGTGAATGGACGTTCCATTTTACCAAAACCAAACCGCATCATCGTCATCGATGACATATGGAATAATATCGTATTTCATTTAACTCCCTACCGGTTGGACTCCAGTCCTGCCGATCATCTTGTTCTGTTCCTGTGACACCGACTGCTGAAGGTTCTTGCCGTAGTTCTCCAGCAACGCCTGGAACCGTTCGTCGCCTTGCAGCGCCTCCTGATACTTCGGGTTGCCTTGGACAATCTGCTGCATGAACTGCATCTTCATCGCCGCGGTTGGGTCGTTCTCAGTGTAATTAGCCTCATTACCCAGGGCCATCAGTGCGATCTCCTTGTTGACGTCGTCAAACGTCTTCTGTGACGCACCACGTTGGTCTGTAAGGATCGACTGGCCAAGTACCGGGTCAATCATACTCACCGCAATCGCCATCAACTTGGCGCGATCCACCGTGCCGGCAGTGTCAACGGGTAGCAGGCCAATGATTGCCTGCATCTTGCTGGCAACATAGTCCTGGTCCAGTTCGCGCACATCGAACTTCACCGCGAAATCGTAGGCACCCATAATGTCCGCTTGACTCCCAGGGAGGCCAATCTCAACCCCGGCAATCCGGTTCAGTTCCTCATCAGAAATATATTCCTGAATCAACCTGAACATCATTGTGAACGCCTCTGACCAGGACGTTGTGTAATTATCCACCATGGATTGCATCTTGGCCTGTGCGATCACCGGGTTGGTGTTGTCGTTCAAGCGACCGAAATACTGGTCGCATTGCTTTTCAATGTAACCGATTACTTCAAGCGCCTCGCCTGGGTTTGATTTCGGCGGGTCAAGAAACTTGACCTCACCCGGACGCATCTCCGGCAGTTCGCTGCCAGGTTGCAACCGGTACACCTGACCCATCCGGGCCGGCACCGTCAGCGGCGGGAACACCATCAGGCTGGCGCGGTCGTACAACATATCACGCTGGCCTTTGATCTCGTTCTGCCATGTATGGACAATGTCAGGCACACCGCGGCTGTCTGTCAGCTTGCGGATAACATTCTCCCTGCGATAAATAACAAACGGATAGTCACCTGCCATGTGGTCCAGTATCTGTTCCTTGCCGGGACGTGTTGAAATCTTCGGATTGAAAATTGTACAGTGAACGTTTAAGACCCCATCCTCATCGATCTCTTTCCGGTAACCATAAACAACTTCATACAATCCGTCAGTTGCACCGGCGTGAACATCCACGCCAAATGTCTCACTGACAGGATCCACATAGGCTGTCTGGTTGCCGTCTTTTGAGTTCAAAACGTCCCTCACCCACTCGGAACTATAACCGTAAACAGATTCCATCTGCCTGATTTCCCACTCCGAATGCCAGCATCTGCGAAACACATACCTGGACGATTGAAGGTCGATAGTCTCCGGCGGAAAGAAAACTTCATCCCCTGGTTTTAGTGCCACGATTTGCGGACAATTCTTCGTAACGGTGTCCACCGGTAATTCTCCCTGGCCATTGTCGCGCAACTGCTTCACCAGCTTCCTGGCACGCCTGCGCTTGATACCCAGGTTCGCTTCCAGGACATCCACCGCAACATCCTCCTGTTCCAGATCAGCAACCAGGCCAGGCAGTTCCGACAAGCCGGTTCCTTGTTCGGCCATTTCAGAAATCTGAACCAGATCCCTCATCGACACCGTCTCGATCTTTTTGGTCACCTCGCGCTGCCAGGTGATATGCAAAACACCATATCCGTACTGCTGACCGTAGTTTGCCAGCAGGTTGGCCTCGTTCCTTAATTCGTTCCGCAACTTGTTATCACGATAATACCGCAACAATGTTGTCGCAGCCTCGGCTTGGGTGGCATCACTTGCCTCTGTAGGTGAGGCGCGAAGAATCCCCCGACTGAATGCAGTCGTCAGAATGTCCGAATTTTCCGTGCAGACAGCATCCGCCAACCGAACCCGTGTATCACTGGCCCCGTCCCAAGGGAAAACCGGTTCGGTGTCATTCTTCTGGTGCTTCTTTCCGTCATAAGCCTGTCCGGCCCAGGAACAGAATCGGACATCATCCGCCCTGGTCCGGTGATAGGTGAATGTGTATCCACCCGCCCGGTTGTACTCTTTGATTAGTTCACTTAAATCTGCTTTTGACATTTAATTGCCTCCTCTTCCAAATATTCATCAATTGATTTTTTGATAAATTTCCTCTTTTGCTTTTGCGGAATTACGGCTGCAATCCGCCCTTCGTCGACCAGAAAGTCCAAATCCCTTCTTGTCAACCCTGAATATTCCTTCGCTTCCGACAACGTTAATAGCTTCGTTTTCATTAGTAACACCCTCCCCCTCGCTGGACCAATGCATCCTGTGGCGCGTGCAAATTGTCCTCCATGCAAAGATACCGGAGACAATCAACCGGATCCTTGCTGGCGCCCTTCTCGCCATCCGCGCCAGTCCACTCTCGCATCGAATAAATCAAGTTGGTGCAGTTCGCACTGACAAACAACCTGGGAGAATTGTCGCCGGCAACCGGCATGGTGTTGTCGTAGTACAAAAGATCGTTAATCAACTGTACCCCACTCTCAATCTTTTGACCGTTGGCCGGATAGAACAACATCGGGTCCTCTCCCTCCTCCGATACATTTAATTTCTCCAGGGGAGTCGTACCGTCCATCAACTTGGTACTTCCGGCCCTGGGGTCGATCAACCGCAAAAAGACCGGTTCGCCGCCCTCCTTGTCCCTTATGAGGTCTTTGTACTGAACAAACGAAACCCCACCTCCACCACTGCGCTGTGCTGGCCCAATGTGACCGTCAACCTTGCTGCCGGGAACTGTCCAGTCACCCATCGATCTGTCCGGCCATTCACGGTAAATGTAGACAACATCCTCGAACACCCTGGCCCACAGTATAAACCAGTTCCGGGCGCCGGCGGGATCCACCACCATGAAATTCCGGCCATCCACCGGGATCTCGCCAGGCGTCATAATGTGTCCATCCCCAAACCGGGGGAACGCATTACCCACACTCTGGTCGGCCCAACCGTAGGCGCGGATCTTAACCTCCCCATCATGCAACCCCTTCAACCGTTTCTTCAGTTGTTCATACGGATTGTACGGATTCCAGTTTGTATGGAACCAGATCGCCCAGGATCCACCGCGCCGGCACCGCATCAGGTATGGCATCTTACCGGAAGGTCCGCCTGGAATGTTTGGGCGATCCGATAGCAGTTCACTCTCACGCCACTCGGTCACCTCGCCGCCAGCAATGAAATCCTTCACAGTTAAACTGTACCCCTCAATCGGCGTGAAGCTAACCAGCAACTTTCCGGCCCTGGTAACAAGCCTGTACCGGATCGTTTCCAACAGGTCCATCGGGATCAACTCATCCGCCCATACCGCGTCCAGTTCCAGTCCCTCAACCGTCCGGCGATCCTGCGAATAATGCATGAACCACACCTGGCTGCCGTTCGGCAAAATAAATGTCGATTCCGTAAACCCGTTTTTCTGGGTGTAGCTTACATTCTCAACCGCTCCCTTGATCTTGCGCTTAAACTCAACAGGGAGATACTTGTAAACCACTGGTTGCTGGTTCTGTAAACTCGACTGGTGCGTCGTATGAAAGCAGGCAATCCTGGACCCGGCCTTTTCCTTGGCCAACTTAACAACCCACTTCGCACAAAATTCCGTCTTGCCACTACGATTGCCACCTGAAATTAGCAATTCATCGTTTTCCTCCAGAATCTCCGTCGCATGGTCCCAGTGTTTCGGCTCAAACCCTCCGCGGTACGGATCCGTTTCCTCCAGGTAAATCTCCCTGCCGCGATCCTCCATCGCTTTCCGGAAATCCGCCTCCCCTTCCGGAGTGGCGCAGGCTAACCCGGCCTGTTCCCTGGTCGGTAACCTTAACCTGGGATGCGGCTTGTAAATGTAGTGGTCCAGGTTAACCAACTAATCATCCTCCTCCTCTTCCTCCTCAAAATCCAGCAAATACCCCATCGACTGAATCGACATCAACGACGCATAACACGTCAACAACCCAATAATCTCAGGGTCCGATAGGCAGAACTCTTCACTGAACCGGTTCACCATACTCTCCAACTCATGGCCGGCTAATGTTATGAACCTGTCCCGTTCCTCACTCACTCCCAACGGCCCTGGTTTAGGTTGTACCCTATCATCCCGTAATTTGCGACGTCCTTGTAGGTGTCCGCCAGGCTTTCATGGTTTATCTCCCCTCCCGATTCAAGCAGGTGCCTCATCCTGCAAACCTTGTCCTGTAGCCTAACCGCAATCCCCATCTCCCCGCTCAACGCAATGTTCTTGCTGCCATAGTCGCGTTGCTTGGTTTCAAACAACTCGATACACTCCAAAGCAACGTCAACTATCCGACGACCCATCTCGGTCCGGATCTTCAACGCCTCCCTGATCGCGTCCGCTACCTCCGTCTTCGTCAACCGAGAAGCCTCTTCTATACTTTTCACCTCTTTTATAGCTTCCTGTTCCTCGTCCAGCAGCATGGACCCTTTCTCCCGTGTTCCAGTTAACCCTTTTTCTTGGCAGATTTCCGTATGCTTTTTGGTATGACTGTTTCTTTCCATCCGATTTTTTCACCTTTCGCCCTTAAAAACTTATTCGCTGCCGCATTGAACTCGTCCAGTTCCTTCTTGGTTAACCGCCCCCCCATGTCTTCGTCCCAAGCAATCTGTTCAATCTTCCTCGTTTTCATTAGCAATACCCTCCGGTTCACCACTTTCCGGGATAACGCGGCACCTTCCCAACCTGGTAGTGCCTGTCACCACTCTTCACATATCGCAATGTCATCCGGTTACCGGCCCGGTCAGGTCGCCATAACGCCGCATTCTTAACCCGAACCAGTATCCGACCCTCCACCTCAACCATCCGGCTGTTGCGGAAGTCCCATTTGGTCACCAATCCCTCCAAAAAAGGAGGATCCGCCTCCTTAACCCCAGGATCCTCCCCAAGTAACTCACGGCGCACCTTGGACCAACCAGCCTGCGTCAGGATCACCTCGCGATCATATCGCCAGTCCTCCCCCTTCCTTAACCGGTCCTTCCTGAACATCGTCAGGTCCTGCCGGCTTAACCCAGTCTCGGCCGATAGAACCCTCTCAATGCGCTCCCCTGGTTGCAGGTTAATCACACCTTCCTGCGATTCTTCGGTCGCTGTTCCGCAGGCACCCGACCTCCAGAATGATTACCTGACCATGCCTTAACCGGCCTTCCTTGTTGGTTTGGCCTATCCAACTCGTTTTTGAACATCACCTGCGCCATCTTTCCCGTTTTATACGTTTTCATTCGTCCCTCCGTAATCCTCATCCGTCCCCCGTCCAGCACTTGCCAACGCATCCGCATCAGCCTCTGCATCAGACCGGAACTGGTCCTCCTCAACGTGATCCGCTGGATCCTCCGCTGGAGGCGCCGCTTCCACCAAACCCAAGGCCACCGCCAATACATTGGCCGAGTTCTGGACCTGTGCCTGCTGTTCCCGCGAAATTTGCAGGGACAAGTTAATCAGCGTGTTTAACGCTGCCGTCTTTTGTTCTTTGCTTATCTGTGCCATAACAGAAATTATGTAATAACCCGAATCGTCCCCTTCTCTGTTTTTTTAGCGGCCAATTCACCAGTCATAACCTCATAAATCCTTGAAACCGTTACATCGCTTGTCGCCTTGATGTTAGCTTCAACGCGCTTCCTTATCTCCTCAATCGTCAGTTCCTTTGATCTCATCCAGCGTTTTCCTCTCCAAAAACATCGGCGTTCCCTCTCCAACCCAAGAACCTGCCGTGTTGTACTCAAAAAATTCCCTAGCCTCTTCCGGACTCATTCCGTCCCTCTTCACCAAAATATCCAAACACTTGGCCTCGTCGTACACCACCAACTCCCTGTTGAATTGCCGGCCAATACCAATCACCGCACCCTCGTATCCATCAGCTAATAACATCACAGAACTATCGCTTCTAAATGAATTGCCGGCCGGCCCCCTCCAGGCCAACCGGCGCAGGATGTGGGTAAATCATGAAAAACCCCAAACCCTGCTTGTAAAAAAATTCTGTGGGGGACAACCCATATAAGATATAACAAGAACTAGAAAGCAGCACCCCCCCCCTCCCCCTGCCTGGATCTGTAGCTAGACCTGTAGCAGAAGCCTGGTAGTTGTTGATGGTCAGTGACTTACGCATCAGTGCCGTCTCCCTTACTGGCAACTGGCACCGTGTTGGCGGACGGCAGCCGGTCCAGGATCTCTCCAATGCTGTCCGATTTGACGCTGACGTGTTCAATTCTGGTTGTCGGAACCGATCCGGATAGCAACATCGCCTTTTCGATGGAAACACCAGCCATAACCGGTAGCGCCCTATCACTCACCGAGCCGTCCTCGATCATCTGCAGCATCCGATCTGCGGCAGCTTCGGCGACTCCGCCTAGTTTAGTGGCTAGTCGTTGTTTGGGTTGTGGGATGCTATCGAAGTGCCTGTTGCGGAGGACACCTACGGTGCTGGGACTGACGCCGTAGGAGTTCGCCAGGTCGTTGATGGTTCGGCCTTCGACCAGGCCGTTGGCTATGTCCTGGTACATTGCCGGATCCAGTTTGCAGCCTACGCCGGAGTCAGGTTGTTTTATGGTTGGCGACGTATTCATCGAGGCGTTGCTGGTCGGTTTCCTGGCGGGACCGATGTCTGGCCGATTGGTTACTTCGCTGGATGTATTGATTGATCCTTGCGGCATCGTCTTCTGCTTCCTCCTTGGTTCCGTATGCTGCCTTAAAGGCTGGCATGGGTCGTAATCGCTCAAATCTGCGCCCTACGGCGCTTTTACCTGCCGGGGAGTATGCACACAGTACCCACTGTATGCCAGCCCTCTCTGCGCGAATTTCAGGCAGGTTGTTCATGTTTTGTTATATTCCCGAACTGAGTAGCTGGTTGTCTCCATTTCGATCACGCTGCTACCTGACCGGATCAGTCTGTCGGCGATGCGGTTATCCAGTTTGGATGCGATCTGGTCCAGGGAGAGGTTGCTGGTCCAGATGGTCCATTTGCCTAGTCGTTGGTTGGCCAGGCGATTCAGTTGGCTGGCGGCAAACCCGGAGGCGTCGTATTCACCGCCAACATCGTCCAGGACGATCATATCGGCGCGTTCCAGTGCTGGCACCAGGCCGTATTCACCTCCGCGGATTCTGTCGACAGCCTGGGGCCAGTAGATCCACCTGCCGTCCAGCCTGTCGACACAGCCGAATCTTCCGGTGTAATCTCGCAAGTTAGTCTTCCAGGCATTCCAGATAGCCTCGGCTAGATGTGTCTTGCCGGCGCCGCACGGTCCCAGGAAGGACAGCCATCTGGGTTGCTTCGACTGCGCCATGTCCGTGTAAAACCGGACAGCTTCCGAATGCGCCCGGATCAGGCCCGGTTCATTGAACGTTTTAAACCCGAAAGAATGGTCGAAGACATCAACCAATGCCGGCGTAAATGCTGGCTTTGTTGGCGTTGAGGGTCCCGTCGTTACGTTTGCCATGACTCGGTTTACTGCTGTTGCTGCTGTTTGGCTCATGAATTCCTTGGTATGTGTTTGCGATTGAATGTTCGATTGCTGCGACTGCGCGGTCCGATCCCCATCCAGCCAGCCTGGTCAGGCACTGGTTCAGGCCGGTTGGCTTGTACGCAGGCTTATTGATTTCCTTGCGGTGCTGGTTCCACAGCGCCCAGGCAGCCAGGAAGGCTTCAGTGGACAGTGATGGGTGGTGGTTGTTCAGCAAAAGAGGCAGGTCTTCTTCTTCTTCTTTCTTCTTCTTGTTACTTACTACTAGTTGTTCCTTATTAAGCGAACGGGTTTTCCGGTTACCGGTTTTCCTGGTTACCGGTTTTTCCGGCGACCGGGAAACCCGTTTACCGGGGGACACCTCGTAAAGGACCCACTCACCACCGTTGCCTGGGAGGATTTTGTACTCAGCCAGGCCGACAGCCTGGAGTTCTTTCAGGCCAGTCTGAACTGCTTCGCGACCGTCCTTACCGCGCTGCAGATCCTTCATATTGATCGTCCAGCTTTCCGGTTTGGTCATCAGATAGGCGTAGATTCCCCTGGCCTTAAAGGACAAGTTGTGGTCCTCCAGTGCTGACCTGGTCATGATGGCAAAGCCGTGTTCGCGTCGTTTTACTTTTAAAATCATACTGCGTTATCTCCTTTAATTCCGGCTGTTTCTTTTCTGATCAGCGTACCAATCGGGAGGGACAGAGGCGACCGGCCCACCTTTTCGCAGATGCTTGCGTCAACCTCCCTGTAGGCGTCCTCTTTGTTGAGTTCCCAGATTTCCTTCAGCAGTTGTTTTATCCATTCCCGTGTAACGTAATCACCCTTAAACACATGAACCCATTTTTCAGGATCGTTCCGGTGCGGCTTAACGTCAAACCGATAGCCGTCACCCAGTTTTGCCTCTGTTTTAAGTTCTTCAATTTTGTTGGCCAGGCGCATGATTTCCTTTTGGTTCTCCACTGGCCCGGATTCATTTGATGTAGCAAATCAGGTCCGTAACAAGATCCTCCTGGCCGACTATCCAGACCGGACCGTATCCGAGGTCCCCCAGATTTCTGGGGTCAAACATTTGCTTGGCTGTCGCGTACCCTTTGTAGGTGAATTTACGGCCTGATTTGATCACCAGTGCGTACAGTTCCGCCGGCTTGGCTTCGCCGCCATATTTCACCAATAAACTACCGTGCTTCACCGGAGTGGTCTTAACGTCAACGTACTTGTCGCCAACAATAGCATCCCAGTACCTGGACTCACTCGATTTGAAGTGGAACACGTTGTGGATCTTACAGAAGGCCATTTCTCCCTCGAACCCTGCCAGGATGACTGCCGGATCATTGGTACGCGCCTGGTCTTCAACCATGGTCGCGGACATAGCCGAAACCATGTCGGCATAGTTCTTCGCGTCCTTCGCCTCAACGTCGGACAGCCAGGTTACATTTCCTTGGACGGATGGTAGTTTCGATCCCAGCACCATAACGAATGCAGGTTAATAAATTGTTTGTACGCCTCATCCTGGTCTTCCTGGTCCCACAACTTGTCGACCACAATCACGTCACTCTCTGATTTAGCCTGGGTGTTAATTGCAACCGACATGACCCTTACAGGCTTGCTGATGCATTCGGCATAGGCAGCCAATTGCAGGATCCACTTTTTGTAAAACGTCGGCTTGAACCCCTTCTTCTGTTTCTTGAACTTCTGACTCTTCCAATCGACCAGGACCAGGCCGTGTTCAACGTGTTCAATCAACGCATCAGCACGGCCGGCGTAACCGGTGATGGTGTCGACCAGGGTCTTCTCACACCAATCGACTGACTTCACGTTTTCAACAACCCATCGTCGGACAGCGTCGTTAATCAGGTTGCGTTCCCATTTGCCGTTGCGAAGGATGGCTTCACAGTCGTTGTGGATCTCTGTGCCGCGTCTCGCCGCATCCTTACCGGCTTGCTTGGAGTCACTGACGATTCTGGCAGCGGCCTTATCCAAATTATCACCTAGTTCGTCCTGCGGCATCGTCAACGCCGCAAGGACTAACTGAGATTGCTTGTAAGCCTCCAAGCCTGGTGCCGCCAGGATGGAGGTCACTGTCGTCACTGACGGCAGTAGATTCTCCTTCCTGGCAACACGCAGATCAGATCCGTATGCAGCAGTCCCGTCCGGCTTGTACCAATGGGTCGACTGTTCGGTTGCTACGATCATTTCGGTTTTTTGGTGGAAGGAACCTCGTACCCGTCCCTGTCCTTAACCCGGACGTAATGGCCACTCGGTTTCAGCTTGGTGTCTGACGGCTTCATGACCCGTTCAACAATGCCGATGGTCTTCGGCGCACCGGTTGACTGTTCAACGATCTTCTTGTGTTCAACCAGCAGTTGGCACGGTGAACCAACCTGTTCCTCCATGTCCCATCCAATATCCGGGTCCAGTTCCTCAATGGACCAGGGACGTCCACGCCAGGACTCCAAATGCTTGGAGAGTGTCGCCTTCGGGTGCTGGCTCAGCGTGTATTTTTTGCCGATGGTTTTCGGCCGGCCACTGATGTCGTTGCCTTCAAAGTCTTCCGACCCTTCAGGCATTGGGTCGTCAGTCTCAAAGACCAGCTTGACCTTCTGCATCGTTTTGGGTTTTTCATCATAGGTTTCTTCAAACCAACCCAGGTACTCTGCATCAACGCAGACCGCATTTCTCATTCCCTCGGCCGCTGGCGTGAAGGGCCTCTTGTTCGCGCTTTCCAGCACGGTATCTCCGATCTTAATCATTATTTTTTTCCTTACTTGTTTCGCTTTTAATCGGGAGCCATTCCCGAATAAATTCCATTAAATCTTCCATTGGAAGGATTGCCATCCATGGCCAGTTGTTCCGGCGCCAGGCGACTATCGGGATCTTGTCCCCAGCATCACCTGCTGCTTGGTCAAGCGCCGGAATGATGTGCAATTTTTCCGTTCTCTTAACCTCAAAGTGTACGCCTGGCACGTTGTGGATGACGTCAGGCGCGTCCCGGCCTGCGGAGTCCCGGCCTGCGTGCTGGCACCCGCGGATAGCCTCGAATCCCTCATTCCGGAGGAATGAACTGAACTCGCGTTCTCCCCTGGCGCCCTTACTCTTCGCGTTCATACAGTGCAGTCCGCAATTAGTTTATCGACCGAGGCTTCAGCAATCCGGACCGCCCGACCAACCTTGACGGCCTGGATCCGATTGGCCTTGATCCAGCGATCAATAGACCGATCAGATACGGCCAGGCGTTCGGCTGTTGCTTTTCTTGTGAGGTATTTTGTTTTCATTAGAATAGATCAATAAGTTCAGCACCTACAGCGTTGAACATCTCGTTAAGTGCCGGCACCTCTTCCCGTGTTAATTTCAATCTCTGCACGCCGAACGAGATGCTTGAGTGTGCGTAGCCGCAAACCGAGGCCACTTCCTTATGGGTCATTCCGGCCTTCAGCAAATAATGCCAGGCGATCCATCTAGCCCAGCAACGTGTTGGCGACCGTGACCCCTTCCACAACTGTTCCCCATCTATGCAAAACTCGGCCAACACACTGGTCAGAACCTTCTCTATCCGTTTCCGATAGGTGCGCGGTAGCACACATCCTGTTCTGGCGGGTTCCTGGCTCATCGGTGAAATCCCGCAAACATGGCAATGATCGCACCGACCATGAACAGAACCCAGGCCCAGTGGACCACACAAACCGACAACGGTACTGAATGGTAGTCGTGCCTCATTGCTTTGGCAGGGATTCAAGAAACCTCCGAAAAACGGAAGTCTTGGTTAGGCTTCTCTTCCGGCAGTAGCGTTCAAGAACTTTCAGTTCCTGAACTGGTAACCGGAAATTGATTAGTTTTCGCTTTGTTTGTTTAGTCATCTCCTCAAAAGAGAAAGACAGTACATACTGTATTTATTTTGTAAAGCGTTTATTATTGACGGATCTTTACACATGGTTAACTTACCCCCTTAAATGGCCGTCAAAAAGACTCCAAAAAATTATCGGTTTTCTTCCGATGTTGTCGCGTTGATAGACAGAGCGGCTCAAGCTACCGGCTATACTCAAACCGATCTAATAGAGTTGCTGGTCAGCGAGTACCTT